TGCTAACATGGTGCATGAAGAGGACTTTGTGCGCAGAGAGGAGATGATTGAGAAAATGATGGAGTTGCTCACTCACCAGGATGTCATTGACCGCGTTCGCGTGGCCGTGGGTCCTGGGGTTGAAACCTCTGCGCCGAAGGGCACTGTGCTGGTATACCCGCTTACGAGCCAGGAGCTCAGTTTGTGGGGTTACCCGACTGCTGAGCAGATAGGAATGTCTGCCTCGGTACCGGAAAAGCCAAAGGCTGTGCCGGCGCCGTCTGTTGCTTCCCAGAAACCGATGAACGTTGAAGGAAGCGTAAAGCAGGCGACCGTTGAGAGTGCGCCTGCTGCCAGTAAAAAGAAGTCGAAGAAGGGCAAGGGTGTCTCGGTTGCGAAGCCGGACCAGCCCCTCCCGACGTGTGCTTTTTGTGGTAATGTCGGCCATTCCAGCAGCAATTGTCCCGCGAAGAAGCGGTGTGACATTTGTATGGCTGCTGGACATTCGGCTGCCAACCACGAGCAGTTTTCTGTGCAGCAGTGCGACAAGTGTGGCGAGATGGGCCACCAATGGAAGTTCTGCGATGCTATCCATGGTAGGCGCAAGATTGGAGTTGCGCCTGTCGCGGTTTCGGCCGCGACTGCAAAGGCGGAAGCGCTGATGCCGGGTAAGACGATTGTCACTTCCACGCACCAGAAGAGCTATGCGATGATAGATCGCATGGAAGACGGGGTGTGGGAGCACTGTGGGACGGCCGCGAAGGTCGAGGGACAGTGGTACACGGCAGCGCATGTGGTTGAGAACCACGGCACGTTTAAGCTTCGTTTGTATTACCCCTGGTGTGGTGATACCGAAGAGGAAAATGCGTTTGAAATCCGCCAATTTGTCATCAACGAAGGCCGCGTTGCAGGAGGAACGGGAGCTGGGAAGGGTCGAGATCTAGCAAGAATCGACCTGAAGACCCAGCCGCCTGCCTCCCTTGCGCGTGGTTTGAATGCGAGGGCGCCGTCGAGGAAGACGCAAGCCTCGCTCGTTGTTTGGAAGGAGGACGGCCCAGCCGTCTCGCCAGGCGACCTCACTCCGGTGGGGCCGGGAATCCTGACGTGCACAACAAGCGCGTCTACGGTTCCGCGGGACAGCGGTTCGGTCTACCTCTGGACGGATGAAGGTGTCGTTTGGGCGGCCGCTATGCATTGCGGCACAAACGGCGGCACCAGCAACTATGGACAGCTCTTCGATTCTCGTGACTTCTTCAAGCCAGGTTTGGTTGTTGAAGTGAAGGAAGGTGTGGTGCAGTTGCCGAGGATGAGTGTATTCTCGGAGAGCCTGCCTCCTCCGGGCCTCGCTGCGCGTATGTCGCGCAGGGAGCTCAACGAGCAGAGATTGAGCAACATCAAGAAAACGCCGCCGTCAGCACATGTCGGTCTGGCTTTAAACGCGTCGACGCCCTCACCGAGTTCAGCACTGTCTGGACCGGCGAGGGCGTTGGGAGCGTTGTGAATGACCTTTTGAAGGGGAGTTCACTGTGGGGTAAGGATTGGACCTATGTGCCGCAGCATGATTCGCTGCGCAGGATTGGGTCCATCCCCCCTGTGGTTGGAATTCCCCCAACGCCCGACCAGATCAAGCCCAGGACTTCGGCTACGATTTCCCTGTTGTACGACCTGGAGGGTGTTGTTTTGAAAGAGCAGATGGGCGTTTCACGGCCGAATATGTGGTCGTGCTGCTTCCATGCTTCGAAATACGATCGACCTCGCCATGTAAATTTGCATCAAGAGGCGAACGAGATAACGGAGCGGATGTGGCGCGGCATTTTGTGTCCGTGGATCCAGGGGTGGAAAGAGATGGAGACTCCTGAGATTTTGGCAGAGTTTGTCACGTCCAGTTCTGCTGGTTTTCCGTATAAAGAGTTGGGTTTCGAGACGAGAGGCGATGTGATTGCCGATGGCCATAAGGGCCTCCCGTCCGTATTTGATTATCTGCGCGTGTTGGAGGATCCGCTGTCTGATTGGAGTCAGCGTGTTTGGAATTCGTTCACGAAGACAGAGTTGTTGAAGGCGAAGAAATTTAGCGGCGGTGAATATCGAGGCATTATGTCCCCCCCCACAGACTTGTACTATGCGCAGGTTAAGTGGCATGGTGACTTGTCAAAAAGGATCAAGCGTGCGAATCGCGAGATGTTTTTGTACAGCACGGGGATGGCATTGCAGTTCACGCCTTTTTACGGTGGCATAGACGCGTTGCAGCGATATATGGAGGAGGTTGACCACGGGCCGTTTGGGCCGTGGGTCAAGTCTGAGTCCGATCTGAAAGAGTACGACTCTTCGCAAGAGGAGGAGTTCTCGCTCATGGAGCGGGATTTGGCCAAGGATACGTATGGTGGTGAGAACCCCAACTATGAGGTCATTCTTGATCGATTGTGGCTCGAGGAGGTGAAGACCTTCTTCCTCTGTGAGAATGGGCAGGTGCTACAGAAGTCCGCAGGACAGGATAGCGGCTCATACATCACGTCTCGCAGCAATTCTTTCAAAAGGCTTCGCTATCTGTTGTACGCTTGGGTGCGTCTCGTTTGGTTACCGTGGAGGGACGGTTTGCTTGCCGATGTTATTCGGGGCGACAACGAGCGAACACTCGCACAGCAGGAGGAGATTGCGAAGCTTGAGGTCATGGTTGGTAAGGGAGATGAACTTGGATTGTTCAGGGCCACGGTGCGTCCGGCGGTCTTGGGCGATGATGAGCTTCTCTCATACCATCCTTTGTATTACAAGGTATTCTCGGTCCAGCAGCGGTCGCAGTTGCTCGAGCAGGAGTGTGGTCTGTACACGGAAGTGGAGACCGTAGACTCTTTCAGTCTCGAGGGGCATGTGTTCCTGGGCTGGCGGTGGAGGAAGAAAGGAGGTCTGATGGTGCCTACGTTCAGCGAAGAACGGGTGCTGCAGAGCCTGAAAACCCCCACTGGTTCCGTAAAGGACGAGGATTTGCCTCAACGTATACTCGGGCTTTTGCCTCTTGTTTATCACAATGAACGAGGTCAGGGCTCGGCGTATTATGTTCTCAAGAAGGCTTGGTCCGCGCTACAGGATGCGCGTCCCGAGGTGCTTAGTGGTTTTATTTTTCCCACTGAGCAGGACTTGAAAGGCATTTGGACTGGGCAGGAGTCGATGGCGACACCAAAGGGCCAGCAGCTCTGCGCGCTTGCGCGTAAGACACTGTGCGACCTGGGTTGCTACGACGCTCAGCTCAACTAGATGCGTTGTTAATACTGCACAATGTACATATCGAGAGTATGGTTTTAGGGATGTTGAGTCTTAAAGTGATTATCCGCAGCCCTAATTTGAGAGGGAGTTTTTCCTTTTGGTTAGTGAACGATGGCAGCCTTTGTGGCGCCTAGTGAGCAAGCCATGTCTCGGTCGTCGGACATCTCCGCGTCCGAGAAAGATTTGAAATTGTTGGAGCGTAAGGGTGGGCTCACAAAAGCCGGGAGAGAGTGGTTCGAGGTCGCAACAGACCCGTTTCACGATCGCGCTATTGAGTGCGAAGGCTATCCCGACGGAGACCAAACTTCCACTTTGGTGCAGGTCATCAAGAAGACCATCACCATTTCCAAGCCGTCGTCTGTGACGACGGGCACATGGGACTGTCATGTCACCATGTTGCCGCAGCTGTTCGGTTCAATTACGACTGGCGGCGCTGGAACTGTGGGCACGGGTGAGGACCGTGGCGCTTCTTTTGTTTTGGGTGAAGGCACCGGCGGTTTGACCGGGTCCTCCACGGGCGCTGTTACTATTATCAGCGTCCCCACTGGCACTGGCCCTCTTAGTGCCACTTGGTCATATGGTACGACCCAGATTCCTGCCAACGATGGCATGGGGGGCGCGGTCCAATCGATGATCGGTATTTCGCCGACTTCTTTTGATCCGACCTCGTCCCCTGGGACGGACTCAGCCTACTTGGATGGTGCGTCTCGTCTCATTTCTGCTGGATTCGAGGTGGTGAACACTACGTCGCCGCTCAACCAGCAAGGGTCGTGTCTCGTCTACCGGCAAAACGCGCCGGTCGACCGGCAGTTCAAGTGGAACACTCAGGATTCTGGTGGGCAGGGTAACATCCTGCTCCTTCCTGGTGGTTCGACCGCTTGGGCTGGCGTTCCTGTTGGCGACACTTTCATGTCGTTTCGTGGGCCTCCGGCTTACGTGCAGGACGCTATGCTTCTTCCGGACGCGCGCCAATGGCACGCGAAAGAAGGCTGCTATGTCGTTGCGCGTCAGCAGGGTGACGAGAATCCTTTCGATTACCCAGAGTCAATTCAGTGTGTGGCTCTGGGCGGCGATTTTGTCATGCCGGGCTATTCGCGCGCGTCGTTTGCGTCTCCAGGAGTACCTTACACCGCGCTTGGCCCCCCCCCGTACCGTTCGTGGGTCGACAACGGTTCTGCGACGCCAGCTGCTGCTGGCGCTGTGAATCCGTCGTTGGCGAAGAAGTACGTTCCGTTCGATGTTTCGGGCGCCTTTTTCACGGGTCTCAGTCTCGAAACGACACTGACAGTTAACTGTCGGTGGATCGTCGAGCGCGCTCCAACGCGTTCTGAGAGTGACCTTATCGTCATTGCCAAACCTTCCCCCGAGTACGACGAAACTGCGTTTCGTTTGTACACGGAGGCGCGGCGTCGCATGCCGCCGGGCGTGATGCTCAAGGACAATTGGCGTGGTTCTTGGTTTTCGGACATTGTTAGCACGGTCAAGGATGACGTGCTGCCTGCGCTTGCGCAGAAGGACCCGCGAGTTGGCGCGCTAATGAGCGCAGTATCAGCCATCAAGGAGGGCGTGAAGAAGCGTGGCAAGAAGGGTGGGCGTTGAGAGGATCCAATTTCTTTCTTTCAGTTTTCTAAGATTCTTTTGTTAAAAGAGTTTTGCGTGTTACGTTAAGTGTGTTTCTTTGGCTTAGGCCCGCATTCTTAGCGTCTTTTGTGTGTGTTGTGTGTGTTTGAGTGTAGCGACTCTTCCCGGGCGTTGGCTTTGCCGTAATTCGTCAAGTTGTATCTCCAGGCTGTGAGCCGGTGTCGGAATAGCCTTAGCGGGCGCCGATTACTGGGACGAATGGAGAAGGGATAAAACGGAAGGAGTTGGTCCTCTTTTGCGTGTAACACTTTGAGTTGTGTGTGTGTTGTGACTGTGCAGTTAGCTACTGCATGATACCTACCCCGCAGGGCGATGTGGAAGCCGGTTAGCGACCGGATTCATCTATCCACACGTGAGTTTAACTCCGGCTGAGGGATACCGTTTCAGCGGTCCCGCTTTTCAGGTCCGACGACTAGGTCTGAAAGTCAC